GTGACCATCGGGGCCAACCAAGAAACGGAAGTCCTGGCCGTCAAAACGGCCATGGAGTCCATGGCCGTGGGGGTCAAAGAGGGCCGGGTTTTGTCGTCCAAGCATGTGGATGCACTGCGGGCGGCGCGTGACTCAATCGACGCGGTACTAGCCGCCGCGGAGGTTGCAACAGATCAAGAAAAGGCCAGCGGTAACGCGGAGGTCAAGGACGAGGGCGGGGCACCCGTCAAGTCTGAGGAACCGACGCTAAGCCCGTCCGCTCGATTCTTGGCATGGGAAGCCCTGGACGCCGAAATAGCGGCCAGCGCGTAACCGAATAAGTAGTACCCAACCCAACCGCCTGGCACGTGCCTGGCGGTTTTTTCATGCCAAAACGAAAGGGCATAGCAATGGACCGCATTAAGAAACTCCAGGAAGCCGCCGCCGCCGCCGCCAAGCGGGCGCGTGAAATCGCGGAAAAGGCCGATGGGGAAAACCGCGTCATGACCGCGGACGAACAGGCAGACTACGGCAAGGCCATGGCCGAAGCCCGGGACCGCCTGGACTCCCTCAAGACCGCCAAGGCGGACGCCGCGATTATCGACGAAGCCCGGCAGCTCGCCGCCGAAATCGGGGACACCGCCGTGGCCGACGTGGACGCCCTCAAGTCCACCGCGTCCACCCTGACCCGGGTAAAGTCCCTGGGCCTGCAGGTTGTCCAGTCCGCCGAATTCAAGGCGGCAATGGCCCCGTTCGGTTCCCGCGTCCCGGAAAAGGCCCGTTTCCAGACGGACCCCATTTCCATTAAGGGCCTGTTTACCGGTGGGGACGGTACGTCCGCGGGCGTGTTCGTCACGCCGGAACAGACGGGCATCCTGGAGGCCCTGGGCCGTCGCGCCCTGACCCTCCGGGACGTTATCAGCGTCCGCCGGACCGGCTCGGACACGGTGGAATATGTGGTCCAGACGGCCCACACGAACAACGCCGCGCCCGTCCCGGAAGCCACTTCCACCGCCCCCATTGGGGACGGCACCGGAGGCACGGTCACCGCCGTGGACGGCGGCGTCAAGCCCGAAGGCTCTTGGGCCTTTGAGCGCAAGACGGCAACGGTTAAGACCATTGCCGAATGGGTCCCCGCCACCAAGCGGGCACTGGCCGACGCTGCACAGCTTGAGGGCCTCATCAACGATGAGCTGCGGGCGGACATTGCCGAAGCGGAGGAAAACCAGATCCTCCTGGGCGACGGCAACGGGGAGAACCTGGAGGGCATCCTGGAAACCTCCGGTATCCAGACCCAAGCGTTTGACACCAACATTTTCGTGACCACCCGTAAGGCCCTCACCAAGGCCCGCGTGGTGGGCCGCGTGGTGCCCAACGCTATTGCCCTCCACCCGGAGGACGTGGAAACCATCGACCTGGCCCGTGAGGGCACGAACACCGGCCAGTTCCTGGGCGCGGGTCCGTTCGCCCTTGGTCCCCGGACCCTGTGGGGCGTTCCGGTCATTGAGTCCGAAGCCATCCCCGCCGGCCGCGGCGTCCTGGGTGACTTCACCAAGGCGGTCCTTTGGGACCGTGAGGACACCACGGTGACCATGACCGATTCCCACGCGGATTTCTTTATCCGGAACATGGTGGCCGTCCTGGCAGAGGAACGCGTGGCGTTCGGCGTGGTTCGTCCCACGGCGTTCGTTGACGTGGACGTCCGCGCCTAACCCACCCATTGACCGGGCAAGTGCCCCCCGCTTGCTGGGGCGGGGGGCCTTGCCCACCTAACGGAAAGGCAAGGCCATGGCCCTGAAAAGTTACAACGTGACCGCCAACGGAACCGCCGCCACGCTGCGGCTTTCGGACGCGGACGCCAAGGCCCGGGGCCTGACCGCCGCGGACCTGGTGAAAGCCAAGACGGCCCCCAAGACGGCCCCCAAGCCGGCGGCGAAACAGGCACCCGCCCCGCTGAACAAATCCCGGACCGTCCCCACCAAAGCCGAATAGACCGAAAGGGGCGGGACCGTGACAACGGAAGTAATCGAACCGGAAGTGGACGCGTTCCGCCTCCCGCCCTTGGTCACGCCGGAAGAATTTTCCGCCTGGACCAAGGGCAAAATCCCGGCCAATGACCCCCGGGTGGACGCGCTGCTTAGGGGAGCGTCCGCGGGGGTCCGGCGGTGGGCGGGGTGGCATATTGCGCCCGTCCTGGAAGAAACCCTGACCGGAGACGGCCCGGGGGGCCAACTGCTGCTGTTGCCCACGGGGCGGCTGCTGGCCGTTTTGGAGGCCACGGACGCCGGGGAGGCGGTGGACGTCACCACCCTGGACTTTTCCCGCCACGGCATGGTGGCCCGGACCGGCGGTTATGGGTGGTCCAACCGCTTTGGGTCCGTGTCATTGAGGGTCCGCCACGGCTATGACGTGGCGGACGTCCCGGACCTGGCCCAAATCGTCAAACAGGTGACGGCCAACGCCCTGGCATCCCCGATGGGGGCCACCCGGGAACAGGCCGGGACCGTGTCCGTGGCCTGGGCCACCACCGCCCCCGGGGTGTCCGGCGGGCTTTCCCTCCTGCAGCGGGACCTTGACGTCCTGGCCGCTTTCAAGATTTAGGGGGGCCGGATGCTTCCATCTTTCGCTGACGATACGCCCACCCTGGTCCGGCCCACCTGGACCACCGACGCCCGGGGCACCCGCCGGGCGGACTACGGGGACACGGCAACCCGTACCCCCGTACCCGGGTCACTGCTCCAGCCGGGGGCCTCCCAAGAGGTCCTGGAAAACCGGGTGGGAGCGGTGGCCGTCCGGTGGTCATGGTTCGCCCCTCCAGGAACCCAAGTGGACGCCACGGACGCGGTGGAGTGGGAGGGGCGGCGGTATGCCGTGGACGGCGAACCCGCCCGGCACCGCTCCCCAACCGGAACCCTGGACCACGTCCTGGTCCTGCTCATCGACTGGAAAGGCTAGGCCCGTGGACGTAGGCGGCAAGGTCACAAAACTGGTTTTCAAGACGGCGGGATTCCGCAAAATCCTACGGTCCGGCGCGGCCCTGGCCGACGTCTCCCGGCGTGGCCGGGCCATGGCGTCCGCCGCCGGGGAGGGGTTCGGCGTGGAAACGTCCACGGGCGCTAACCGTGTCCGGGCCACCGTGGCCACGGAGACGTGGGACGCGGCCCGCCGGGAGGCCACCAATAAAGTCCTGACCCGGGCGATTGGGGCGGGCCGTGGATGAATTCGTGGAACCCGCGGACGGGGAAACCGTCCTCATTCTGTATTTGCGGAACCTGTTGGGCCAGCAACCCGGGTTCGAAACGGTGGACGTCCTGGGGGCCATGGACGCCGAATCCCCGGACTATGAGCCGCCGCCGGAAGCGGTCACCGTCCGGCTGACCGGAGGCGTCCCCCGGGACGTCGCCGTGGATAACCTCCAGCTCACCATTACGGCCTGGGGAAAGGACGCCGGGGACGACGTCCGGGCCTCCGATATTGCCCGGCGTTGCGCCGGGCTTATCCGGGCCGCTGAACGCCTGGGCTACATGGGCCAGACGGTATGCAACAGCGTGGCCGTCCTCTCCCTGCCTTACAAAGACTCGGACCCGGTGACCTCCCGGGCGCGATATTCCGCAACTTTTGCGGTTTCCATGCGTGGGCAAATCGTCCGGGCATAATCTCCACGCCTTGAAAGGGGCAAAACATCATGAGCGTTACCGCTACCAACGTCCTGACCGGTGCCCCGGACCAGCTCACCACCGGGCCGATTCTTTCCGCTCCCCGCGGGACCGCGCTACCGGATTCCCTGGACGCCACGATTGACGCGGCGTTTGAGGATTCCGGCTACATTTCGGAAGATGGCCTGACCCTGACCCCGGAACGTTCCACGGAACAGGTCAAAGATTGGTCCGGGTCCGTCGTCCGGGAGCTGCTGACGGAATTTTCCGCCAAGCTGGCCTGGGCGCACCTGGAGACAAACGAACAGTCCCTTAAGAACTACCTGGGGGATGACAACGTCACGGTGGAGGCCGCAACCACCACTGAGGGCAAGCGGATTACCGCGCTGCTCCGGTCCACGGAAATGCCCCGCAAGCCTTGGATTTTCAAGGTAAAGGACGGGGACGCCCGCGTCCTTATCGTGGTCCCGGACGGGCAGGTTTCCGAAACCGGGGAAGTGTCCTTTGTGAAGTCCGGAGCCATCACGTGGCCGGTCACCCTGGCCACCTACCCGGACGCGTCCGGCGTCAACGTTTACGTGTACCTGGACGATGGACAGGTTTTGACGGCCGGCGTTCCCACCCTGGCATCCGTCAACGGTTCCCCGAACCCCGCCGCGGAGGGTGACCTGGTCACCATCAAGGGCACCCGGTTTACGGGCACCACCGCGGTGACCATCGACGGGACCCCGGTGGATGACTTCACCGTGGTGGACTCGGAAACCATCGTGGCCGTTCTCCCGGCGGGTGACGCCGGGGCCGCGGACGTCCTGGTCACCAACGGCGTGGGCGCGTCTACCGCCTACAGCTACACCCGGGCATAGCCCAAAGACAGGTGGACCGGACCCCGGGGGCGCGGGTCCGGTCCACCACCCTTTAACGCCCCCATCCAGCGAGAGGCCACCAGCATGGTTTTTGAAGTCCCGGCGTCCAAGGCGTCACTGAAGCAAAACACGTTCGAATTCAAGGTTCCAGGGGAGCGGAAAGCCCGGTCCCTGCCCCTCATGCAATTTACCCCCATCGGCTACCGCGCCAAGCTGGAGCGGCTGGCCCGCCCCATCCAAGCGGCCCAAGCCGCCGGGAAAGACCCGGACCGGAACGACTTGGCGGCGTTGGGGGGCCTCCAGCTCGAAATGCTGGAACAGTATTCCCCCGGCGTGACTGACGCCCTGGATGACCAGCAACTAGCCGCGCTGCTGAAAGCGTGGGAGGCCGCTAGCCGGGTGACCCTGGGGGAATCGGGGGCCTTGCCATCCTCCTAAAGGACCATGGCGAGGCCATCGAATATGACCTATTGGCCCTGGGCCTGCGGCTGGATGACCTGGGAACGGAACGGCTGTCCTGGCGGGACCTTTACGTGGTGGTCCACCGGTCCGGGCCAACGTCCGCCCTCATCCGGGAGCTGCAGCCGGAACTAGCCGGGTGGCTCTCCGGGGCCGTCGTGGCGGACCTCCTGGCCCATGCCGTGGACCTGTTGGCAGGTGCCAACTGGCAACGCGCCGGCAAGCGGACCGCGCCCAAGCCCAAGCCCATCCCGCGGCCTGGCAAAAAGACCGAATCGACAAAATACGGGTCCGAACCTATCCCGGTTGCGGACTTTGATAGCTGGTGGAACGGGGCGAAATAATGGCCGGTGGA